CATCGCACACGAACAGGTGGTACACGTTCTTGCCATCCACCAACTCATCTCGCGGCGGGAAGCACTGCACGGCCCAGCGGCCGGGGTAACGCTCGACAAACGCCTCCCACACTTCGCGCCACGAAAGCAAGCGGTAGCCATCAGCGAAGACCTTGATCTGGAGAACGCGGCCCAGGGCGCTGTCCCTGTAGCCGCGTTCAGTGATCTGGATGCTAGTCGTCAACCGACGGGACGCCGATGTAGGTGGCCGCGCTGGCCTCGCCGCCGACTTCGACGTAGCGGCACTCGAACATCGCGCAGGCGTCGGCCACGATCGCGGCGTCAATGGTGGCCAGGTCGGCGAAGACATCCACGTCTCGGATGACGCCGGTGGTCCCGGTCAGCAGTTCAATGCCGGGCTCCGCGTCCGTGACCAAGACGCAGCGCTCGATCAGCAGCCGCGTGGACAACGTGGTGTCGCCGTTGATGGGGGCCACCAGGGCCGCGCCGGCAGACCAGGCGATAATGTCCCGGATTTCGACCTGATCGGAAGCGCCGGTGAGTTTGATGCACGCAACCACGCCGGCGGCCGAGGCGTGCTGGGTGAGCCGGCAGTTCTTGATCTTCGTCCGGTCGCAGCCGGCCTTGACGTCGACGGTCAGCACGAACTCGTCCACCCCGGCGCCGTCTTCGCCCGGCAGGGTATCGACGCCGTCGATGACAGTGTCGGTCACACCGGCGTTGACGTCGATGCCGATGAGGACCGCAGTCACCGACGGCAGGAGCGTGATGTTCTCGATCGTCACATTGCTGGCCGTGACGTCGATGCTGGCGTTGGCGTGGTCAAAGTCAAAGCGCGGGCGGCGCGTGCCGGTCCCCAGGCCGATCACCGACAGGCCGGCGACGGAGAGCGCGATCTGGGCGTTGCCGATGCCCTCGTTGTGGCCGCTGGCAATCAGGATCGTGTCGCCGGCGGCCGCCTTAGCGACTGCCCCCGCCAGGGTCGTCAGCGGGTACTGCGGATCGCGGCCATCGTTGTTGGCGTTGGCGTTGGGGTGCGTTGAGGACACGTACCAGACGTCCGTGTCTTCGTAGGCCAGAAGCCCAACCTGGGCCGTCTGGGGGAAACCCAGCACGCCAGCGTTGGCGGCGATCAGGCCGATGTTTCTTCGCATGGTTGCCTCTCTTGTGAGCCTAGGCCGAGACGTGCTCGGGACGCTTGAACATCGGCCGCGTCGACACGACCGTAGGGCCAGTGCTGTAGGCGGCCAGGAAAGCGCGCGCCTTCTGTTCCATCTCGAACGGGTAGGCCGCCGAGTCTTTCTTGCGCGCTTCGATGATGTCTTTCGCGTCCTTGACGGTCATGCCGCTGTAGCCGATGCCCAGAAACGCTTCCATCTCGGGCGTGTTGGGCAGGATCGGCTTTGCGGCCGGGGCGGTGTTTTCGTCAGCCATGATGGAATGCTCCTATCAGCGTGGTTGCCCCCGCATACGGGGGGTGTGTCAACGGCCGCGTTAGGCCGTGGTGCCGGACGAATAGTAGATGCCGCGATAGTCGGTCACGCCGGCATAGGTCGGGTCGTCCCACCCGCCGTAGACGTCGTGCACGCCATAGACGATGTTCCCGGTGCCGTGATCGCCCATCAGGAACGCCGCCGGCGCGGCGCCGCTCACAAGCTGGATGTCCGAGCGCCGCATGCTGACCACCGGGCCGGGCCAGCCGGTGAGACGGGCCAGCGTGACGGCCGGGATCTCGCTCTTGTCGGCGATCAGGTACCAGGGGACGTCGGGGCTGGCGAAGCCGATGTACGGGTCAACCTGAACCGATTTGATGAACTCGGCCATCACGTTGGAGTTGGGGCCGCCATAGCTGATGATGTCCTTCAGGACCTGCGCGGCCTGGACCTTCAGCACGGGCGGGATGACCAGATGCAGAGCGCTGAACGTGATGCGGTTGCCCTTGGCGTCGGTGCGCTGCATCATGGCGTTGACGCCGATGGCCAGGTTGGCCGTGGTCAGACGCCCGGTGCCGGCGTACAGCGCGCCCAAGGCCACCAGGGCCGCCTGGGTCGTGGCGTTGTCGAACAGGTTCGACACGAAGCTGTCCACCGACCGGCGCGCAGAGTTCCCCATGCGCTGGGGCGTCTCGCGGATCTTGCCCAGGTCGTCGTTCAGGATCGCGCGCCAGGAGACGTCGAAGTCGCGCGCCCACTCCTCGACGCCGTAGCTGGTGACGGACGGCGCGATGTTCGCCTGCGCCTTCGACTGCTTCTCGCCGCGCAGTTGCAGACCTTCCGGTTCGGTCATGCGGAAGCGCTTGACGTCCCGGAAGTCCGGCACGGTGTCCGGGTAGATGTAGTTCTGCCAGGACCCAGCCTGATACTGGTAATCCCGATAGAACTGCCGGTCGATGGCATCGGTGAAGTAGGTCGTGAAGTGCGCGACCGTCATGGTCTCCTGGAGAGTGGCCGCATCCATGTTGCGCCAGTGCTCCAGCTCAGCCAGCGCGAACAGGCGGCGCTGGTCTTCCTCGCCGAGCTTGGCGGCCGCCCAGGCCGGGAGCTGGCGGGCGCGCAGAATGTCGGCGCGCTGGGTTTCATCGAAGCCGAATTTGGTCAGGGCGACTTCGCGCAGAAGGCGTGAAACCTGGTACATGTGTGGGGTTCCTTTCTTGGCGTGGTTTCGCCTTACGCCTTCGCCACGGCGCAAGTCTGGGTCGAAGCGGTAGCGCCGCCCTTGGCGGCCGTATCCGTCTCGTCGAGCGGGACCACGTGGCCCCACACGGGGTTGGCGCCACCGTCCTTGTCCAGAGGCGACGTGGACAGATAGGTGCCGGCCGGCATGGTGGCCGACCGATCGTAGTAGATGGTGTCGCCGACGTTGATCGCGCCGAAGGTCGCCTCCGCCCCGGCTGCGTAGGTCAGCACGTTGCGGACGGTGAATTTGTAGATCTTCTTCGGCGTGAGATCGACCACGGCCAGACTGCGGCCGGCGTCGATGCTCTTCACGACACCGCCGGCCTGCTCACCAGACACGCGCGACTTCAGCGCGGCCGGGTTGCCGACGGTCGGCGTAGCGTCTTCAAGCCGCGCATAGGGCACGGACCACAGACGCTCGGCGCCAATGTCGGAGACTTCGTAATCGGTCAGGATTTGCTCGGGCATGATGGTCTCCTAGCGGGGCGATCAGCCCCAGTATTTGGTGAGCACGGCTTCGACGCGCTTGTTGGTCTCGGCCAGGCTCGGCGCCGGGGTCGGGGCCGGCGGTTCAAAATTGAGCGGCTTCCCGCTCCCCGTGATTTCTTTCAGGTACGCGATCTCGCCGTCGATGGCCTCCTGCAGCGCCTTCTCGTCGGCGTAGGTCCGCGCCGCCAGGCGCGTCTGCGCGGCCGCCGGCAGGTTGGTCTTGGTCAGCTCGGCCTTGACATCGGCTTCGGCCAGGACCTGCGGGGCCGGCGCGACTGGCGCAGCGGCCGGCGCGCTCTCTTGGATGACGACCGTCTGCGCGGCGCCGGCGGTCTGGGTGGCCGTGGGATCAGCCGGCTTCTGGCCTTCAGCCACGGCGGTCTCGGTGGGTTTCTTGTCTTCGGGCATGGTGCCTCCTGTGGCGGTCTCGGCCAGGCGCATGGCGTGGCCGCCGGCGCCGGCGCGTGTCACCCAATCGACGGAATGGGCTTCGGTGATGGCTTCGACGACGTTGGCAGTCTTGCCTTCGGCCATGCCCTTGCGGGCGCGGCCGTTGGCCAGGATGGAGCATTCGAGTTTGGAGAGCAGGCCGGCGGCGTTCAGGTTCTTGGCGCGCTCGGCGAAGCCGGGGTCGTGCACGACGACGCGGCCGATCGGCGCGCCGGTTTCGGTGAAGCCGGTGATGCTTTCCACCGTCGAAACCCAGGTGCGGTTGGATTTCTCTTCCGGCCGATGGTCGGTCTCGTACATCTTCGAGCCGACAAACACACCGGCGTCGCGGGCCAGGACTTCCTTGGGGTAGTAGTGGTTGTCCTTCTGGTTTCCGAAGCCGGGCTGGATGATGGCGATCTCCATCACTAGCGGGGAAGGGGCGTCGCCCGCTGCGGCTTCCACCAGGCGCAGGGCCGAGCCGGCTTCGCTCTCGGCCAGCTCCTGCACGACCGCTTCTCCGGCTTCCATGTCGGGCTCAGCGCCGGCGCCGTCCAGGTCGTCGGCGGCATCGGTGACTTCCCCGAGCGCCTTTCCGATGACGGCCATGAACTCGTCGGACAGTTTCTTGATCGCGGGCAGTTTGGGGGAGACGGCGGGGTCTTCGATGATGCGCTCCACCAGGCGCGTGTACTGCGACGTGCGCCGGCGGACTTCGTTGGCCGACTCCTGCGCGTCTTCCATCGCGTCGATGTCCGCGAACGAGCGCGCCCCCCAGGGCACATAGACGTAGTCGCTGGGGACGTCGTAGTATTCGACCAGGATTTCCTGGAATTCGGGATCGCTTTGGAGCGCGTGCAGCTCTCCCCAATCCCATCCCTCGGCCTTGTACAGCGCCTTGAGTTTCTTCAGGGCGCCGGCCTGATCCGGCCCCGCGTACTTGCTGCCCCGGAAATTCTTGGTGAGCGCGGCTTTGGCGGCCGCGGCGAGCTTGCGGTCGGCCTTGCCATCGCGGCGCACGGGCAGGTGCCAGGTGTCTGACTTCTCCGGGTCGTCGGCGACCAGGAAATCCGAGCGCTTGAAGGTCTTGCCGCCGATGGTCTTGGTGATGTCGGCCATGCCGTCTCCAAAGACTTAAACAAAAAAGGCGCGCCGCGTCCCGATCAGGGAGCGGCGCGCCAGTAGCGCGAGTTATAGGGTTGGGCGCGGAAAGCGCCGGTGGCCCCCCAGTATACGGGGGTAGCGGCCTACTCTGCCGCCATGCCGTCCGGGGTGACGCGCCAGAACTGCCACGTCAATCCGTCCGGGTTGACCAAAATCATAGCGCGAACGCCACTCTCGCGCAAGTGGTCTATCCGGGCTAACAGTTTGGCCTGCCGGGTGCTCAGGCCCATCGCCCGGTAGCGGGCCTGGGCGGCGGCCAGGTTGCCGCTGGGCCGCCCTTGTGGCGCTGGCGCGGCTGGCTGCTCACTCATGGCGCCTGGCCATCTCCCGCCCTGGCTGCTCGGTGACGATCACGCCGACGCGCTGATTGAGCACCAGGTTGTACCCGCCCACCCAGGCCGCCAGCCTGATCAGGCGTGTCGCGATCCACAGTCGCAGCCGGACGCGCCACAGGTTGACGACGACGACCTCGACGGTCATGGTCACGCCTTTCAGGCCGTCTTCCGCGTTGTAGCGGTAGTTGTGGTGTGCCACATCGTCACCCTCCCGCGCCGGCTGTACCAGTCCCAATAGGCGGCGGCGCGCTCATTGCTGTTCAGGCGGCGCCAGTTGACCTTGCGCCAGCGGCGGCGCATGTTCAGGCGGAGCGCGTACTCGCGCAGGGCCTGCTCTGGCACGTCGTCCGGTGTCTGCTCGCGGACGAACCCGCGCCACTCGGACGAAACGGAGGCCGACCACTGCGCGACGGTTTCGCCGAACTCCCGCAGGGTCATCGCCGCAAACGCCGCCGCTTCACGCACCGCATCCGAGAGGGCGCTCAATTTGCTCAGGTCAAGGTCCGCAGTCAGCCTGACAGCGGTCGTGTTTTTGTACAGGGTGGTTAGAATGTCTTCCATAGCGCCCCGCTCACCCGGCCATCTGCTGTTGCAGCCGCTTGAATTGCGCTTGATAGGTCCGCAACAGCAACTGGCGCGTCTTGGCCTGCGGCGCCTTCTCAGCCTGCCAGCGCATCCGCTTTAGGTCCGCGCTGTCGTAACAGGACGGCGTGAAGGCCTGGCAGAGCGGGCAGACGATCCCGAGCAAAACCACGCCCGCATGCCCTTCAACGGGGCGCTCCTGGAAATCGTCGGGGCCGACCCTGACCGTGGCCTGGCAGTGTGTACAGAGCGCTGAGACTGACAGGTTGCTCATATCTCCCTCTTGATCTTGGGCAGCGGGCCGGGCGTGAGCGGCTTTTTGGTCGGCTTCAACTCGCAGCCGCAGTGGTAGCCGTGGCAATCCAGGGCGCGGCTTTGCGGGTACAGGCCGCGCGCCCTGGCCAGCGCCCACGTCGAAGCCCGCTTGACCGTGCCGTTCAAGCGCCGGCAGTCCGGGCAGTGTTCTTTGCGCGGCGTCCACACCCATTCCAGGCGTTGCTCTGAACCGGCCATGGTCCGGGCCATGTTCCTGACCTCGGTGTACCGGGTCGCCCACATTCCGGCCCGTGCCAGCAAGGGCGCCAGTTCGCCGCCGGCGTCCTTGTTATTGACTTCGATGTCGGCGGTCAGCTTGGCGACATAGCCGAACTCAGTCATGATCAGGCGCTCAAGCTCGGCGCGCTCATCTTCGGTGATCTCGTCAGGCTCTACCCCGACGTCGGCCATGCCGGCTTCCCACGCCGCCGTGAGATAGCGCCGGATCGCGGCCAGCAGTAGGTCCGAGAACTGGCCGGCGTCGACGACGCCAGTCCACAGGGCGCGGATAGCCGACCCGATGGCCGACTCATAGCCGCCCGACGTCGGGCGCTTCCGGCGCGCGAGTGCTTCAGTGAGCGTGATGGTCATTGCGGCTTGTCAGCTCGGCCTTGACGAACTCGATGAACCGCTCCGGCGTCGTCTTACCGACGCGCAGGTTTTCAATGGCGGCATCCATCGCGTCGGTGTCGTCATCCATCCCGTCGCCCGGATCCGTTTCGCCGTCCGGGTGCAGCAGGCTGTCGGCGTCGCGCACGCCCAGTGCCGACAGCGCCAGGCGCGTCAGCTCTTCCACAGCCCGGTTTCCGACTTCGGCGTCCAGTACCCCGCTGGAGGCCGCGTCCGCGATCGCCGCCAGGGCGGAGACGATCTCGGCGATGTCGTTGTCGGATGGGCTGTCGAGCGTCACTTCGACCGCGTAATCCTCGATCTTCTTTTTGCCGTAGGTCTCGGCCATGCGCCCGACCACTTCCGCGATGTCGGCCAGCACGTCCACCCAGAAGGACTGGTATCGCTGGATTTGCTCGTACCACGGCCGCCCGCTTTCCTGCGCGATGGCGCGGTTCTGCATGGCGTCCGAGCGGTTCAGGTAGTGGAGCGGGATGCCGGCGCCGCTGGCAAACTGGCCGGCAATGGTCATGCCGTCCACCTGGGCGTCGCCGGCGCCCGTGGTCAGCGGCATACGCTCGCGGGCGATGGCTTCGTTTTCGACCCAGGTCGATCCCGCCGGCGGCGTCGGGTTGCGGTCAATGCCAGCCTCCGTTGACCGGGCAAAGTGCGATTGTAGGCGGTCGATCACGTTGTCGACTGCCCGCTGGCCTCCCTTGACTTTGAGCCGGTCAACGTACATAGCGACGGCCGCGGCGACGCTGGCGCGGTTCTGCAAAAAATCCTTGTAGGCGCGGGCCCAGTCCAGAGCCCGGCGCAGTTGCGGCCAGCCACGGCCGCCGTCGTCGTCCAGAGCCACGTGCATGGCGACGACGTGCGTGTT